GGTTTCGGGAAGAGTTGCAGGGGCGCGGGATTCCACAGGCACGATGGCTTGCGGGGCGACTTCCACAACCGTCTTTTTAACGGGAGCGGCGGGTTGAACGGGAGCGGCGGTTTCTTCGGCAGGTGCCGAGAAGGTTAGCTTTGGCATATAGGTATTAGTATTAGTATGGATGGTGTTGTTACTTAATCTCCCGCAACTGATATGTGGGAGACCCGGAAGTTAGCGCAGATGCCTCCATTAGCCTCTGCGTCAACTCCACTAGACTGGCTTTCTTGCTGCCTCTCGGCTGCTTTCCCTGCCAGAGTTTTTCAAGCGCACCGACCTTGAGGTCAGCGGCACTCAAAAGTTCTTCCGCTGTTAAGGTGTCCTTAACAGCCTCGTATGCGCCCAAGGCATCCGTGATTTCACGAACCCCTTTGCGCTCAAAAAGATCAAGCCCCGGAATGTCATTCCCTTCGAGCCGGGATTCCAACGCAGCCTTGCGCCACCCTTCCGTGGCGGTCTTCAAGATTGGGGCGATGCGCCAGAGAACAGCCAACGTCTCTGGATCGGTAATCTCCGAGCCATGCGCCGTTGTTTCCGGCAAGGCGTATTTGTCTTTTTCCCCGAGGTAGCGGTTGGCGAGTTCAATCCCGAACTCAGCCCACTTGCGACAGTTCTTGATACGGGCGCACCAGCTACAATGACGACCTACCCGAAACTGAGCGGGGTCAGCAGCTTCCGCTTGCTCAATTATCTTGAGCACCGCAGCAGAGAACAGGTCGTAGTGTTCGGCACGGGTGAAGGTTTCCGTGTCCACTTCGTCTAAGAACGGTAGGAGAATCCATACTCGTATCACGTCAGTCTGTGGGAACTTGTCCCATACCCCCACGCAATAGGCCCAGAACTGTGGGCTGTCTGCCTTGTATCCTCCAGCGAAGGAGAACTTGAGGTCAACCAAGTCTGCACTCCCGTCAGGCTGAATGTAAACGTGGTCCACATGCCCGCTTTGGTCGAGCATCTTGACCTTGATTTCTTGGTGGTGGACAGTTCCCTGTTTCTCGAAGCGTTGGATGAACTCGTAGCACTTGAGCGCAGCTTCCGTCAGTTCGTTGTCCTCGGGAGCCATGGAGAAATTTTGCTTCTCCACCATTTCATGCCCGAGGCTTCCGCGATCCGCTGCGGATTTATCACGGGTCTGGTCGTTGACAAAGCCGGGACAGGCCAGCTTGGTGGCTAGACTGGATGGGCTGTGTTTGCTGTGGGCGCGTTCTTCGTGGGCGAGCTTTTCGGTGGTAGGTAGTGTAGGCATGTCAGGTGTGGGTTCTTGAGATGCACCCTTAGACACCGTTTGTGAAGTCTCGTTCAAAAAATCTTTTGCATCGTTCAATTTTTCTACACGGGCGGTTTTCTCCATGAGAGACCGGGTGACTTTCTCCTCCACGGTTCCCGAGGCGATGAGGATACGTTGGAGTGTCATGGACTTCCCTCCCGCACGGTGGCAGCGTCCGAGGGCTTGTATGATTTCTTTCTCGTCCCAGCTAGGGGAGATCAAGGTTGCCCTTGGCATGGAGCCATAGGTGTCGTGGAGGGATAGCCCCACCCCTCCGGCACTGGTCATTACTACGATGACCTTGGATACCCCTAGTTGGAATTGACTCACCGCTTCCTTGCGCCAAGAGCTAGGTTGTTCCCCATAGATCGAGCAAGTAGTCCCGAGTTTTTCGCAGAGAGCTTGGAGGGTAGCCCGGAAGTTTACAAAAATCGCCACGGACTTACCCTCTGCTACCAAGTCCGAGGTAGCTTCCACCATGTAGGGGACCTTGAGAATTTCCGCCGCTTGCCGAGCCCGTAGTTGAACTACCAGCGGGGAGGGTTTGTCTTCGGCAGAGCTTTGTTCGAGTTCAGCGATCTCCGCTTCCATGGCCTCGTAGAGTTTTTGAATCTCTCCTTCGTCCCCGAAATTCAGCGGTTCCATAACGATCTCATTGTCCGAGAAAAATTCCTTGAGTTCTTCCCGTGTAACCCTGCTCCCCTTTTTCCGGCCATAAATAGCTTCCCGCATTAAATCAAGCTCATGGTCGCCGCCCTTGAACTCCAACCCACCCCAGCGGTCTTTCACGCAGGCGAGGTGTTTTCGTATGTAGGAGTAGAAGGCTTTCCATTTGCAAAGACCGAGGACGTGGAACGCCGCCCGCATCTCCAGCGGGGAGTTGGCCAGCGTTGCCGAGAGCAGCATGAGCTTTGCTTCCGGCAGTTCGTCCCGCGCATCCCGAACGAGCTTCGCGTTCTTGGAGTCCGTGGACTTGGCCCGCTGCGCTTCGTCGAACACAAGGAAACCAATATCTTTATTCCAACGGAAGGTGTCCTTCTCCCATGTGCCCCAGATCGTGTTGCCCGCTCGGAGCTTTTCCCAGTTGAGGACGGAAGCGTTGGGCAAACCGGATTCCTCAAGCTCCTTTTCCCATTGCGGGATGATCGCCTTGGGGCAGACGACCAGCGTCAGGCGGGGCTTGGCTTCCTTGGCACAGGCAATGGCGCAGATCGTTTTGCCCACACCCGTTTCGGAGGAATCAATGACGGCTCCGTGTTGGGTGAGCCCTTCGTTTAGACGGGCCACGTGTTGTGCTTGTGAGGGGTAGAGAGTTTTCATTGGTTCACACCCCAATCCAAGATCAGTAGAGCATCGGCAGTGGCGAGGGTTATCCCCTTGGTGTTTGGAAACCTTCGTTCCGCTTCGCCCTTGAGCTTCCGTTTCCAGTCGGCTTTAGAGGCGCAGGACTTGCTGCCCCCCAACCCAAGCCCCGCCTGCCACTTGGCTGGGCGCACCAAAATGATACGCCAGCCAAGTGCCATAAGCATCCCTCGGATCAACCCGGCGTTGAAGCCGAACTTGAACATAGCGGAGCCGGGCTGGGCTTTACCGATGAAGCCTCCGACTTCCTCGATGTAGCACGTTTTATGTATATCTTGGTCTTTTATCCCACCCCCTATCATACGGAGGAGTTCGAGGGTTGCGCCTTCCGTTTCCGGCATTTTTTGGCAATGGGTGACACAGTGAGGGCGGGTGATCCAAGCGAGTCCACCGGAAGCTCCGGGGTCGATGGCGAGGTATGTTTGGTGTTGGTTTTTATCCATGTGTGAAACTCTTCTATAGGGAGGCGGACGGTTCCGGCAAACTTGAAATGCGGAAGTCCTTTTTTGATCCACTGGTCGATGGTTCGAGTACTGACCTCCAACCACTTTGCTGCCCTTTCTCGGGTTACATAGGCTGGCATCGACCATTCTTCGCGGTATTGCTGGTGTTGTTCCGGCGTTAGACACACAGAGGGTGTGGGTTGTTCAATGTTATTTTTGGGTTGGGTTTGTGCGGGCATGGTTCTTCGTGGTTTTCTTTTTGGTGGTGGTAGTTTTAGTGGGAGATGCGGGAGATGTTAGTGCCTCGTCTTCGAGGACGTAGAGACACACAGCGTCTCGGATAAGTTTGGCTCTACTCACCCCGTCTTGGGAGGCGAGGGTTTCTAGGTCTTCAAGTATCAGCTTCCACTCAGTGTAGTTGAGCCGGACTTTATCCTCGTCTGCGGGGGGCGTCCTGCCGAACCTGCCGAAGCAAGGCGATGCAGGGGGCGTCCGGAACCTCCGATAAGAGGGTGGGTGTATTTCCAAGCCGGGCGGCTTGGAGGGAAACATAGCGGGCGGTCGCTTCGCGGATCGCAAAAGAGCGGTTCCAGCGTTTGCGTGCGATGATTGCGTCCAGCTTTTCCATCGTTCCACTATCCACCCAGATGGTGAGATGTGTTTTGTCGGGATGTCTTTGGTTCATGTCTTTGGTTCATTCTTGGTTGGGGGAAAACTGAGAACCACGCTACGGCGTCTTCCCTAGACACAAGTTTTGCGTAGGTTGTTTCCAGTATTCTCAGGCTGTGTCCCGCTGTCTTTGATGTCCGTGGCGGGTCACGGTGAAATTCTAAGTGGTAGCTGGCGAAGCTATGACGGAGGGCGTTGGACTTCCACTCCATCTTGAGCTTCCTCAGCAGCTTGTGTAGTTCCGTGTATAGGTATTTTGAACTCAGGTAGGAGACAGGGCCGGAGTCTTGGCGTAGGTCTTCCAACCACGCGACCGCATTGCCGGAAATCTCTGCCACCCTGCGCCGGGCAGTCTTGGTGATGGCAGCCCCTAGTATGATGTGGTCGTCCTTCACGTGCTCCCAACAGAGCCGTTCGATTTCAGAGCTTCGCAGACCACACAACCCCCCAAAGACCAGCCACGCACGCAACTTACGGTTGGCGCAGTTGTTGAGCAGGATAGCCATTTCTTCCGGTGCGAGAATGTCTGGTTCGTGAGCTACGACCGAGGGGCGGTCACTGCGTTCCGGTGCCGTGGTCTCTTTCTCAGGCAGGATGCCCCGTCGTTGGGCAAACCGGAAGAGAGCAATAATAGTGATGCGGTGGTTGAGGCGTGTCTTGCGGCATTGGAAATTTTGGAGATAATTGTTCACGTCTTCTACAGAGATGGTTCGGATTTTTCTAGGGAGTTTTTCACAAAATTTTCGGAGGTGCCCGCGAATGGTTTCTAGGTGGCGTTTGCTCCTCCCGCTTTTCTTCGCCGCGTCCAAAAGCTGGTCGGCTACCTCGCGTGTCGTCGGGCTGTTGAACACCTCGCGGAAATTCGGGTGGTGGAGCTTGTAGAAATTTACCAACTCATCGATTGGAATCTGAGCCACGTCCTCGGGTTGGTTGAGGAGGGTGGAACTAGCCAGCGTCCCCTCGCTCATCGACTCTACCACCAGCCGGGTGGTAGCGATAGCATCGTCGGGTTGTGAGAAAGATTTTCTGCGGCGAGCATCCCCCTCATACCAGACAAGAGTCCAGTAAGGCTCCCCCCGTTTTTCCCCACAGTAGAGTGAAACGTCCTGCCGAGCCACCCGAACCCGGATGCTTTGGCGAGCGTTGATAGCGTTTTGAATTTTTTCGAGATTGCTTCCCATGTAATGTCTGACAATCTGCTGACAAATGTGTTCAAAAAAATATGCACAATATCACACAATCTGACACAATACACCACACCCTGCCCCTGAATATCAACGCTTTACAAAAGTTCTCGATAGGACAAAATCCCATACCTCGCGGGTTCGAGCCCCGTAGGCTCCGCATTTACTATCAACGACTTACAAAAGTGTCTGACAAATGTCTGACAACTTAGGTCGAAAATAGGGGTTGTTCACCCCCTTCTGATGCGGTATCAATAGGTCCCAGATGCCCACGAAAAAAGCCCGCTCCACCAAGCCAAGGCCACGCCCACAAGCAAACTCGGCTGCCGCCCACCTCCCCTTAGCCCCGACTACCCTGCCCGGAACTCGCCGCTATGGTCGTGATTGGGGGGAGATGACGGACTTGGAAGTCGAGCTTTATTGTTTCCGGGAAGACTTGAGCCCCGACGATGGAGGGCTAGGGAAAGCGGGGCACTTTTGGAATGTTGCTACGATGCTCTGGCCTGACGACGGTGAGTGCCGCAAACCTTTTGCCCGTCACCCTTGGGCCGAACGTATGGTGGATGCTGCCTCCAAACACCAGATGTTGTCTGTGTCGGGGTGTTCTGGTTCCGGTAAGACAGATTGGGCGGCAGTGTGGGCAATCGTGAACTGGCTCTGCGACCCACTGGGGACGAAGGTCATGGTTACGTCCACATCCCTCAAGGCATCTCGTCGTCGTATCTGGGGTTCCGTTGAAGACTACTGGATGGCGATGCCCGGTCCTGTTCGTGCCCTTGGCAAACTTGTGACCAGCTTCGGCTTGATCCGGGTATCCGAGTTCACCGGACACCGAGCGTCCGAACGGTGTGGATTGGAGCTGATCCCCGGCGAGCAGTCCAAGGAGAAGGAGGCAACCGGAAAAATTATCGGTATCCACAACAAGCGCATTCTCCTTATCTGCGATGAGCTTCCCGAGCTTTCCCCGGCCCTCATGCAAGCCGCCGTGTCCAACCTGACGAACAACCCATGGTGCCAAGCTATCGGGTTAGGGAACCCCGCTTCTTACTTCGACGCACACGGTTTGTTCTCCCAACCCAAGGCGGGCTGGAAGTCGATCAACGAGCAATCAATGGAATGGGATACGGTATATGGTCATGCTATCCGCTTTGATGCTACTCAATCCCCGAACATTTTAGCCGGGGAAACTGTTTACCCGTTCCTCCCCACACAGGAGCGGCTCGACACGGCGAGAGCACAGATGGGCGAGAACTCGTTTGGTTTCTATCGCCAATGGAGAGGGTTCTTCCCACCAGAAGGTGCAGAGCAGACGGTGTTCTCCGATACGGACATTGTATTCTTTGAGGCGAACACCACCAATGTTCAATGGGCTGTCCCCCCTACCCCTGTCGCCGGGTTCGATCCCGGCTTCACGAACGAGGGAGACCGCTCCGTGTCCTACTTCGGGTTGATCGGGCAGACGGTGGAGGGAGTTACCACGTTGCTCCTCACCGACTACGTGGTCGTGAAGGATGATGCCTCTGACAAAACAACCCCTCGGAATTTTCAGGTAGTTCGCAACTGGATAAAGGAGTGTGTGGATCGGGGTGTGACCCCACGCAATGCCGGGGTTGATGTGTCGGGCTCCCCTGCTTTCGGCGACATCGTAGCCCGTGAATGGAGCAAAGACGTTCACCGTGTCCAGTTCGGAGGGAAGTCAACGATGTGGAAGGTGGGCGAAGATAAAGTGGCGGCCCAAGAACGCTACGCCAACCGGGTGACGGAGTTATACTTCGAGGCTCGTGCCTACATGGAGCGCAGACAACTGCGAGGGGTCGGGCCTGACTTGGCGCGGGAGCTTACCTCAAGGAGATACCTTACAGGAGGGGGGCACTCGGCCCAAGCAACCGTCGCGGTTGAGCCCAAGCGGAAACTCAAGGGGCGCACCGGGGTTTCTCCTGACATAGCGGACGCGGCTCTCGTATTGTTTGACCTCTGTCGTTCCCGCCAT